TAGCGCGTTCGGTACGTCGGATTCCTCTCGGCGTTGCAGTTCATCCTCGAAGTCATAGACGGCGGGTGTAATTACCGCGTGGTCTTGCGCGTTCTGGACAAAGCTAGCTAGTTCCGGTTGGCGAAAGTGTTCCTCATACGCGAGAAGAGCTTGCTCTTCTTCAGGCGTAGGAATATCTACGCGTTCGGTGCTAGCTAGGGTGTTTACATCGCCTTTGGATACTACGCCGTCGGTTAGTGTGATAATAGAAATACTCATGATTTGTCTCCTTCGCGAAGGGGTGTTTCCTTCGCGTGTTATTATAGCGCATAAGCGCCGTTTGTCAAGCCGTCGACCCAGTGCCGTCGGCAGAACCCAAACTTACCAATGTATGCTAGCAAAACCTAGCACAAAAACCCATTATCGTCGGTTAATGTCGGTTAAACAGGGCATAAATACTGGTCAGCGTACGCGTAGGGTGGACAGCCTTGCGTAGACGCGAAACGCGTACTCAACGAAAATGCCCAACGCGTAACACGTAGGTAGGGGGGTGCGTTATAGTAAGGTAGCTCCCATACATTTTTTGCACAATTTTTAGATATAGTTTCTACACGTAGAAACACATAGAAAAGAAAAGAAAAGTAAATAAAAAAAAAGAAAAGAGAAAAAAACAATTGTTTATTTTTGCTTAACATTCTCTTATCCTCAACAATATTAACACTTAATGGCTAAGCTATGGCTTAGCTATAGCCTTGCCATAGCCTAGCTATGGCCTTGCCATGCATATAGAAGTAGAAGAAGAAGTAGAAGTATATATATCTTAGGTATAAAAAACCTTAGGTTTAGTAAACCTCAGGTTGCGAACTCAACCTTTTTTGCTTTGCCAACTAATTTACTTTGAAGTATATTCAAACAGGGGCTAAAATTATTTTTTTAACAAAATCAGGAGCAACAATGCCATACGAAATAAAAGATGATACATTCACTATTTTTGACAACGATAACAAAACTAAAGACACTCAGCCAGACTATACAGGCCAAGGTAAAGTTGGTGGTAGAGAAGTTAAGGTTGCAGGATGGAAAAAGGTTGGTCAATCGGGTAAAGAGTATGTATCTTTCAAAGTAGAGGATAAAAATAATTTTCCAGTTTAATGAAACGAATCAGAAAAAGAACAAGTGCTAGAAAAGGAAAAAGCGCAGCATGGAGACGCAAAGAGGGACAGAATCCCAAGGGTGGACTCAATGCTAAGGGCAGAGCTAGTTATAAAAGAGAGACTGGCGGAACTTTAAAAGCACCTGTTAAAAGCGGAACCAATCCAAGAAGAGTTTCTTTCGCCGCAAGATTTGCTGGAATGAAAGGGCCAATGAAAGATTCGAAAGGCCGACCAACAAGAAAAGCGCTAGCATTAAAAGCTTGGGGCTTTGGTTCTGTTGAGGCCGCTAGAAACTTTGCAAACAGACATAAAAAATCCAAATAGGAGAATATCATGCCGGGTAAAAAATATAAAAAAATGAGTAAGTCAAAAAAGGCTACTAAACCTAAAATGCCAAAAGGTAAAAAAAAACTATATTAAGTGCTAAGCAGAAAACTTTACCAAAAAAGTTACAGCAAGCAATTATGAAGTCTAAGAAAAAGAAAAAATAGTGGCAGGAACAGCAAAAAAGAAAGACCCCGCAAAGTGGGCTAGGGCAAAAGCTAGGGCAAAAGCCAAAATGGGTGGAAAACACTCTGCCAGAGCTATGCAACTTGCTGTTAAATACTACAAAGATGCTGGCGGAACCTACTCTGGAAAGAAATCATCTGGCAACAAGCTTAAAAAATGGGGCGACCAAAAGTGGGATTATGTTTCAAAAGGCGATAAAAAGAAGCCAAAGTCAAAAAGAGGTCGTTATCTGCCAAAATCTGTTAGAGAAAGTCTTTCTCCCTCCGAAAAAGCTAGTACAAATAGAAAAAAACGCGTTGCAAACGCTAGGTCACGTAGAAAAGCTACATACAGTAAGTCAATTGCCAGAAAAGTACGTAATGCTTAGACATGAAAGTTGAATGTCGGGGCAAAACGTTTGATGTATATACTGAAGAAGAGGCTAAACAAGAAAATATAACACCAATAGACGACTGGAGAACCGCAAAAGTAGGCGATTGGATAAAAACTCAGGATGGAAAGGTTATTCAGGTTATTGGAAGAAGAGAAGAAAACCCTTCAAACGTTAAAAAGTCTTATATTTTTATTCGTACTGGATACGGCGAATGCGGTGTCCATAAAAAACACGTATATGCTCAGGAACAACCAAATTATTATCGTGATAAATACTATTTTGGAAAGGATTTAATAAAAAACGTAAGACCAACTGCAAAACAAAGAACATTTGTAGATGCTTTATTCTTAAAAGGTAAGACAGATAAGCTTGGAATGTGGGATTCTGAGTCTATTATTCTTGCCTACCAGTCAATTTATAAAGATAATAACCCTGAGCAAGCTTTGCGTCGTGGTATGGGTATATTAAAAAGAAAACACATAAGGGAATACATTGCTATGAATATGAGAGACAAGCTAAGTGCATTAGGAATGGACGATGATTATGTTGCGAGTCAATATAAGAATATTATTGAAGATATAGATATACCCCCAGCTACTAAATTAAATGCATTGAACAGGGTAAGTGATATGCTTGGACATCTTACCAAGGAAAAGAAAGAAGAACAAATTGAAGGTGTATTTGCATTATCTGATGGTGATATAAAAAAATTAGCTACTGTAAGAAAGTCTATTGCGGAAACAACGTATGGCACAAAAGATAATAGAAACGAAGAAATTCACACATCATCAAGAGTCCAAGAGTAAAGATGTAGACACATCTCAGCCGGGCTTGATAAATATTGACAATGAGCAGTATTTTGTAGATGGTGAAGTTGCTAAATTTATTCTTGAATTACTTGAAGAACTAGATTCTTATAAAGAACAATTAAGTTTATTACAAAAAGTTACAGGTGAGCATGGCGAAAGCTGAAACAAAACAATCTATGCTAGAATTAATGTATCTAGATATATTTACATTTGCTGAAGTATTATTTGGAGACCCTGATAACTCTATGCATTATCATTGCAGGTCTAAATCACCTGATTTTCATAGAGAAATAGCAAAAACCCTAATTGACATGGATAGCGGAGATAAGCTAGCTGTTGTAGCGCCTAGAGACCATGCTAAGTCTACCTTTATAAATTTAATATATCCTTTACATAGAATACTTTTTGGTGAAGAAAGGTTTCTTTTGTTGATTTCAGAATCTGAAATGCAGTCAAAGTATAACCTAGAAGCAATTGGTAACGAGATTGAATTTAATCCTAAGATAAAATACTTCTTTGGAGATAGAAAAGGCCCGATATGGGGTAAGGAAGAAAAAGAAATAGTAGGCGGTATAGATGAAAGTGGCAGACCAAATGTTATGTGCAAGTGTCTTATACGTGGTACAGGACAAAAAGTTCGTGGTTTAAAGTATGGTGCATATCGTCCAACTCTAACAATAATCGATGATGGAGAAGGTGAGTCAAATAGCACTACCCCTACTGCAAGGGATAAATTTAGAAGATGGCTAAACGCCGCAGTTATTCCGGGTAGTGGAGATGCAAAGCTTGTATTTATAGGTACAATCGTAGATACGGATGCATACTTAAACAGAATCGCTGGCCCTCTAGCATATGATAAAGAAGGTAATTATAAGGTCAAGGGTTGGAAGTCTTTATTTTTTCAAGCAGTTCCACAAGACTTACCTCATGGCAGGTTTGCAACTTCAGGTAATGAGTTTACAGACAAGAAAGGTAATGTAGAAGTATTATGGCCCGACAGAAGACCTTATTCATGGTTAATGGGAGAAAAAGAAAGATTAAAGTCAGAAGGTGATATTGCATATTTTTACCAAGAGTATCAAAACATTCCGGTTGATGACAGCTTTCGTATATTCAAACAAAAAGATATGAGGTACTGGGAAGGTCGTTATATGTATGAAAAAGACCAAAGTTTTATTATGAGAACTGATGAAGGCAGAAGAGTTCAGTTACCAGTAAATATTTTCTTGGGAGTTGACCCAGCATCAAGCGAAAATGTAAAAGCTGACTATACTGTTATTATGGTTATAGCTGTAGATAAGGAATATAATATATATGTTCTTGATTACTTTAGAGGTCAGGTTGCTCCTATGGATGGAGCAGACAAGTTATTTGAGCTAGCAGATATGTATCATCCTAGAGATATTAAAATTGAAGAGACTGGTCATGTTATGCTAGCAGATTATGTTAGAAGACACTCGAAGGAAACTGGAAGGTTTTATAATATAAACACAAGAAAGGCTATAAAGGCTAAGTATTACCGAATAAAACAAATGCAACCTCATTTTGCATCTCATTCTGTATTTCTAAAAGAAAGCCATGAAGAGCTAGAAACAGAGTTGTTAAACTTCAAAGAGCATGGTACATTTAAAAAAGATACGCTAGATGCACTTCGCTGGGCTATTGATGATATATGGGCGCCTGACGTAGAACAGAATAAAGATGGAGACTGGATGGCTCCACCGCCAATAGTTGAAGTTGACTGGGAGACTGGTCAAATGTTTAGCGCAGCAGATTTTGTCGAAGCATAGTGGGAAACTTTGACATTGACCTAGACTTTGGTCAAATATACGAAGAAAAAATACGAAACCTTTTTGAAGGTGAAGGTAGTATTGAAGTAAAAACTGAAAGAGATATATGGGCTGATACTGGCAATGCGGCGATAGAAATAAAGTCTAGAGGTAAGCCGTCAGGTATTTCAACAACAGAAGCAAAGTGGTGGATTCACGTATTTACTATAGAAAATGATGTAAAGTTTATGCTGATGTTTAGAGTTGATAAACTTAGAAAAGCAGTTAAGTATATGTATTTAAACGACTTAGCGCACAAAGTAAATGGCGGAGATGATAATACTTCTGAGTTATTATTAGTACCAATATCAACTTTAATTTTATTAAATAAAAAATTTTGAATATTGGGTTTTAGTTTTGTAAGATTATAACATAACATATGTTAGACTTACGTAAGCTAGAAACAAAAGAAATTTCGGCGGAAGAGGTAAGGTCGGACTATTTATTGTTCGAAAGCTCTTCTAGCGAATATCGTTATCAAATGGCGGAAGACCATGAGTTTTATTTAGGCTCTCAACTTACAAGGTCTCAAAAGAATTACCTGCTTAGTGTGGGTCAGCCCCCCGAAGCTAATAACAAAATACGTCCCGCCGTCGAGCAGGTTCTAGCGAATATCGCCGCATCTGCTCCTGAATGGGATGTTCACGCTGTGGGCAAAACAGACAATGATGCGGCGTTCGTCTTTGACCAACTGCTTGATAAAATATGGTACGAATCTGATGCGGATGTACATTTTAGACAGGCTTGTAAAGATTTTATTGTTAAGGGTATAGCTTATATGTATATATACCCTGATTACCAAGGAGATGGTGGACTTGGAACAATCAAAGTAAAAAGAATGCCACCTGAGTCTATATTTGTTGACCCAAACAGTTCCCTACCAGATTTTTCAGACGCTAGCGCAATTATATACTCTGACCTACATACAAAAGAACACTTAAAGATTTTATTTCCTCAATATGCAAAAGAAATAGAAGACGCTAAAGAAGACCACTATAGAAACGAACAAAGTTCTGGTAAATATTCAAGAGATTTTATTGAAACAAAAGGAAATGGTGTACTAGACCATCAAAGTAGAGTAAGAAAATATTGTTACTTTGTAAAAGTAAATGTTCCTCATGCTCTTATTCTAGATACAAATACTGGAAGAACTCAGTCATATACAAGAGATGAGTATAAGGAACTTGTAAAAGATGAGCAATACGAAGAGTTTATTAAACAAGGAATTATTACAGAGCAACTTGTTTATAAAACAAGGGTCAGAGAAGTATTTGTTGTTGGAGATACTGTTTTGTACGATGAAATACTGCCTATCTCTGAATATCCTATAGCTGTTGCCTGTAACGAACACGCCGGAACACCATATCCAAGTGGAGATGTTCGTCATGCAAAGACTCCTCAGAGAATGTTAAATAGAACTGAGGCTTTAATTATATCTCATACCAATGCTACTACTAATTTTAAGTTATTATATGAAGATGGCGCTATAGATGCTAGCGAAATACAGAAGTGGCATATACCAAATGCTATAATAAGGGCTAACCCCGGAGCATTGGCATCTGGTAAAATAAAAGAATTTGCTCCACCAGCAGTATCATCAAGTTTATACGCAGAAAAAGGCAGATACGAGGTTGATATAGAAACAGTTTTTGGCGCTTATAAGTTTCTTCAGGGAAATGCCCAAGGCGCACCCGGTACTGTTGGTGAAGCGCAAATAATGGATGAATCATCATCAAGAAAACAAAATTGGAAAATACTGCCTATATATGATATGCTTACAAGAACTGCAAAGGTTGTTACTCAATGGATGCCTAATGTTTATGAACAACAGAGAACATTAAGAATTGTAAGCCCTACAGGCGATGAGAATGAAGTAAGATTAAATATTCCTGTTATTGATGACAAAACAGGTGCAGTAAAAAAATTATATGATATGGAAACGGCTAGATTCGATGTAAGAGTTGTAGTCGGTTCTACTAGAAGTAAGTCGCCAATGGCTGAACTTCAAAAAGATTTAACTCTTCTAAGTGCTGGTATTTATGATAAAACTCAAGTTATTATGAATATGAAAGGCGATATTGATAAATCATCGCTTATGCAGAGAATGGGAGAGATAGGAAACTTACAAGCGCAATTGCAACAAGCGCAACAAGAACTCAAGACAATGCAAGGTGACTTGCAAACTAGAGAGCGCGAAGTATTCCATGCTAACATGAGAGCTGAAATTAGCGAAGCTACCAAACCTGTAAGTGAGGCAGTTACTAAAATCAAATCAAATGCTAAGCTGGAAGAAGCGCGACAAAGAGATAGGACTCGCATGGTCGGTGAGGAACTATCTATTGCAAAGCAAACGATTAACTCAGAACCAAAAGCTCCGCAAGCATAGCGGATAACTTTAAAGGAGCATCGAATGACAAATGAAGACCAAAACAATCAGGAAGAAGTAATGAACGAAGATAACCTTTTAGCTGAACTTGATGAGTTCAACTCAGGCTCTTCACCGGAATCAGAGGTTGAAGAACCTCAGGAAGAAGAAGTTCTAGAAACTAAACCTGATGAGAATAATGACAATGAAGAACCAAGTGAACAATCTAAGGTTGAGCAATGGTTAATTGAGAATAAATTCGCAAATGATGAAGAAGGAGTTCAAAAACTCGCTGACGCATACAAACAACTTCAGTCAAAGTCTGATAAAGATAAAAACGAATGGACTGCTGAAAAAGGTAAGTATGAAAAGTTAGCGCAATTAGATGAATTTCTTTCAAATAATCCAGATGTAGTTCAAAAACTGACAGAATCAGTTCAAGAAAAACAAAGGGATATGAATGCACCGCCTGTTAAGCCAGATGATTATGATATTCTCGATGAAAGCATTGATAACTCTAGCTCCGCAAAATGGAGAGCAGAGCATGACCAATGGCTTATAAGTCAGGGCGCTACTCAAGCCATGCTAGAAGTTGAAAAGTTAAAGTCTGAACTTACTGAGTCTCAGGCATTTGACGCAGAGACTATAGAGTTACAGAAAATGGGGTTAAGCGATACAGATATTGTTGAATATAGACAATTTATGGCTGACCCAAATAATGTATCTCAGGAGAACTTAGTTAATATTTGGAAAACATTGTCTAACAAAGGGAATAATTCCAAACCAGAAGTAGCTCAACAGGCTCCAAAGGTTAAAAACAAGCAGAATAGCGCGGCCTCTGTAAGTGGTAACGCTCCTCAAGCTATTGAACCTGAAGAAAAAGCAGTTGATGATTTTTGGAAAGGAATTATGGAATTTAATAATACAAATACGTAGTGCTATAATCTATATAGGATTGTAGCATTGCTGTAACATAAACGGAGGTAGAAATGTCTACAACTAGTTATGGTGCTGGAACTGCGTTACAATTTTCAGACGGGTCTCAAAGACAGGTCTTGGAATTAGGTGACAAAATCCACTACTACAATCCAAATGTTACTCCCATTTTCTCACTTTTTGGACAACAGTCAGTTTTGACTCCAGTCCCTATATTTGAGTGGATGGAAGACGAGTACATGATTAAAAAAAGCGAGAAGTTTAATGTAACTTCTACAGATGTTGCTGATACGGCATCAGGTGGCATTAATGGTCATCACACAATCTTAATTGCAGAAAGACAAGCTCAAATGGAACTGTTTGAAGTTGGTGGTATTTATTCTGCTAGCATTGCAGGTGGTTCAGCAGCTCTTCAAACTGCTGTTACTCATTTTATTTGCATTGCTGTTGGTAAGGATGTAAATCATGCTAGCGCAACAGATAAAATGGCTCAGTTTGTTGGAGCGCACGTTCATGGTAGTCTTGATGCTTATTTAGTAGAAGCTTGCGCTGATGGCTCAGACCTTATTACGGCAGACGCTTCTGGTGTGCTAACATTAAGTTATGTTGCAAATGCTGGTCTATTTTACGATGCTGGAACTGCAACATCTTATTATGGCTATCAAAATCATAGCGGAAGCAATGGTTTCGGAGAAGCTAATTTTGCTGATGCTGACTATTTCATTAGAGAAAATGGAATAGCTGGAATTGCTGAAGGTTCTGCTGTTGGGGTTGAAACTCGTAAAAAGGTACGTAGGTTGAAAAACTGTACGCAAATTTTTCGCGAGCCATACACAATAACCAACACTGCAAAGGTGTCGCAACAGTATGGTGGCCCTGAGCTTTCAAGGTTGCAAGCTAGAAAGCTAGCTAAGATAAAAGGTGACATTGAGTTTGCTATGCTTACCAATGGAGCTATTTCTCTTGATGCTAGTGCAGAAAATCCAAAAAGAACATTCCAAGGCATAGGCCTAGGTAGTTCTAATGGGTCTATCACTTCTTTAAATGGATATGACAACACAAATCTGCAATTAAACTACTCTAGTGGTGCATTGAATGATATGGATTCAGTTGTTGAATTTATATTCTCAGATATGGTAGCAGGTAGCATGAGAAAAACAGTTTTTGCATCAAATAAGTGGATGGTTAAGTTAGCATCCATGACAAGAGGTGCAGATACTGGATTCTATGATTCTGGTGAAGAAACCAAGGGTGGATTAAGAGTTCGTTCTTATCTCGGCCCTGTTGGTGAGCTTGACTTTGTGTCTCATCCTTATCTAAAAGGCGCATATGAAGATTATGCGATTGCGATTGACCCTGCGAACTTTTCAGTTCGTCCTTTGGCTGGTCGCGATATGCAACTTCGTAAAGACATCGTTCAGGATGGTCGCGATGGTCAAACTGACGAGTGGCTAATGGAAGTTGGTATGGAAGTTCGTAACGAACAAACCCATGCTGTTCTAAAGCTGGTCTAAGCCTAATAATCGTTTGGGGGCGGGCAACCGCCCTCAAATAGGTTGAAATATGAAAGATATAACATACGGAACTGGAGCAACAAAGTTTAGCGATGGTTCATCAAGATTGATGACCACGTTAGGCACTAAAAAATCTCGTATTCGTAAAAAACGTAAAAAGAGAAAGAAAAATGCGATACCAAGAAGCATACGAACTTATTGATGCTGGGGTTATAGCTGGTGGAATAGAACTGCCTGTGTCTCATAATTTAATTGAGATATACTTTGACCAAGCAATAAAAGAAATCGCAATGAGGGCAGTTCGTAAAAAAGACTCACAAACATTTACTGCTAGCGGTAAAGAGTATATTTTTACAAAAGCAAATTACTCTGGGCAAATATACAAGGTAGAACTAGACCAGACAGATGTTCCTTTTGTAGATGAATCAGCAATTATATCTAATGTAGATGATGATGAAGTATCTAAAATTGGTTATTATATCAAAACAGATGTTTCAAATGGGTCTATAACAAACGTGACAGGAGCAAGCCCAACTGTAGTAACGTCTAATTCTCATGGACTGGCAACTGGCGACTTTGTTATATTTAGCGAAATAAAAGGTCACTATGTAACCGCTAGCAAAGTTTCTCACTTAAATAGCAAGCGACTAGCCGTAACAAAAGTTGATGATAATAATTTTTCTGTAGCAGTTGATTCTTCAAGTGTAACAACAGCATATTCAAGTGGTGGCGTATGGCAACAAAACACGCATAAGTTATATTTAACTAAAAATCCTAGCTCAGATAATGGCCTTAGAGTTTATTACTATGCTAGCCCAGAAGAAAAAACTAGCTTATCAAGTAGGGTTGACCTTCCTCAACAACTAATTCCAGCGGCAATACATTGCACTTTGGGTCATTTTTTAAATCTTGGAGGAAATCTTCAAGTTGGTAGCGGGCATATGGGATTGGCAAGAAAGATAGAGCAAGACTACATGGAAACATCACGCGCAAAAGAACCTATGCCTCATTTGATTCCAAATCCAATGCAGGTATTTGTAACTACAAGAAATGGTTCTATTGAAAATACTACAGGAGCAGATGACTAATGGCTACTTTTCAAGTAAGAATAGAAGATATAATAGGAGCTACTGCAAGTGTTGGAAGCGATAATGCCTCAGCAAATGAACAAGCAATTCAAGATGCTTTGCAAGATACTGCTAGCGATATAATAAATAAAGTAAATCCTGATATTTTAGTGCAATTTGCAACTAAATCTTCTAATGTTACTTCAAATCCAATTGCTAGCAACATCGAAAACAGTAGAATAGTATTGGTTGAAAGAAGAGAGTCTGATGATACCACTGATTTATATGTTTCCTGTGTTTATTTAGATGCATCATTACAAGGAAAAATTCAAAATCCTCACAGTATATTTTTTGCAACAGACGAATCTCCAAGGTGGACTTTTAATGATAATGATGTTTATGTATATCCTGAGCCGGCAAGCGCAAATCCAAGTAGATATTATTCTATGGAAAATCCTACAATATTACATAGTGCTGATACTGTTGCTAAGTTTCCAAACGAGCTAGAACACGCATTGGTTTTAGGTGCTAGCGCAAGACTTAAACAAAGGCAAATAACTTTTTTTAATGAAGATGAAGATAGTGAAGTAGTAGCTATGCATAGAGCGCAATATCAAGAATTGTTATCTGAATATGCAAATGCACTTGCTCCTTTTATGGTTTCAAGTAGATAATGCCAAAGAATGTATACAAAATCGAAGGATTTCATGGAGGAATAAACGATAATTCCGACCCAAGAGACATACAGCAAGATGAGTTTGTTGAAGTTACAAACTTAATGGTTGACAAAGTTGGATTAATTAGAACTATGGGTTCTGTTGTTAATCATTCTGATGCTCCAGCAATTGATGGGAATGCATATGGTTCTGCGTTTACACAAGTTAGTGGAAGTGGTTTTTTCTTTTTTAGTCACGATAGGCGAGGCGCACAAGCTAGATATGCAAATTCAGACGGAGCTTCTTTTGTGGCTGAATCAGGAGACAGCTATCTTTGTTTGTATGACGATTCAGCAGGTACTTCATCTGTTGGCCCAAGTGTTTTTATATACACTCTTAATGGTGATGTTTGGTCTGATGTTTGGGAAGATACAGACCAAGGCCCAATTCAATTTTTAGGAAAATCAACAGGTGCTGTTGCAAGGCCATGTTTTTATTCTGTTGATGGAGTTCTTAGGGTTTCAACTGGAGAATTTAAAACATATGATTCAGGTTCAGATATTAATGACGCAAGTCACTTTCTATCTACAGATACTACTTTAACAGTTGATAATGGCGCTCATTTTTTAGTTGGAAATTATTTAAAAATAGAAGATGAAATAATTTATGTAAAATCTAAAGCTACACATGATTTAACAGTTATTAGGGGTTTATTTGGCACTAAAATAGTTCAACACGATAATAATAAAGATATTTTTATAATAAATATGAATCAATGGTATGGATATATAAATGAAAACTTTTTTCAAACCAACGCTGGAGATTCTGCATATAAAACTCATAAATGGTATAACAACATACAACATCTAAGGTCGCTTGACAATCTTGGAGTCACAATGGAACTTTATGATGCTAATAGCAGTTCTCCTACTTCAAGCCAAATTAATGTTGTAAATAAAATAATAGTTGCTTACTGGTTTACCGCAACAGAAAGCGATTCTGGCTTTTGGAATGGTTCTTACTGGATAGGATTAACACCTGTTTATGAAGGCAATCAAGAAGGGCCAATATCAACTGTAGGTTCTTCTCCATTACAAATACATGAAGAAATATTAAATGTTCAACTATATATAACTCACCCAGATTTAGACGACTCAAGTATTACTGAATCTGATGGTCATCCCTTGATTGATGAAAGAATAATTGGAGTTAGGCTTTATACAAAAGCATATACTTCAGATGAGTGGTTTTTATTGAAAGAATTCGATTTACTTGAAGGCGGAGAACATGGTTGGGAAACATACAATTCTGATGCAGGGGCAAACATTACATCTGCTGGTGGCAATACATTAGCGGGTTATTGGAAAACTACAAGCACAGCAGACTCTTTGTCTTTAGCTACTCAATCAGATACTGAATCTTATGATGGTCAAGCTGAAGACAATACTTGTGTTGCTACCTTAAATTTAGAACAATCTAAGGGTGTAAATAGAGTTGGAACTTTAAGGTTATTAGGCTTTCAAAATAGTCCACTTTATCAAGAGGTTGACTTAAGCAGTACATCTGCACAAGCAAAAACATTTAATGTTATAAATCCTTCTCCGGGTTTACACAAATTTTCTGTTGAATTATTAGATGAAAACTTTAATATTATGAGAAGAGCAGAAAATGAAGTTACAATAACAGATTCTGGTGTTATCTTGTTTACAGACTTAAATAAATCGGATGGTTATGGTGGAAGTAGTTAATTCTATAGTTAGTAATTTAAAAATAAAACATGGTAATAGATTTATTTTTTATTTAACAGGTAGTTTTGCAAGAAATGAAAAAGATTTTAAAGATTATGATATTGCAGTATACGACAATTATAATAACAAAAAAGACTGGGAGCCTCTTTTAAAAAGTTTTTACAATAAAAAAGAAAAAGATGGCAAACCAATTGACACGCAAATATCTCAATATATTCCAGAAGTAATAAAAATGAGTGGAAATGACTTATATAAAAATAGAGATAAAATTGTAAAGCGATATGTCTACAGCAATAAAAAACTTGAAAATTGGGATTTTATAAAATACACTAATATATATGGCAATCTTTGGGAAAAACAAATTATGCTTGTCAAACCAAAGCATAGAGATATGGGTCTTGATAAAATAAAAAGAATATATGTGGAGTTGTAATGGCTAATTATGCACAAATGAATCCGGGTAAATATCATTTAGGATACAGGTTTCCAACCCCTGTTTTAATAGAAAGACTGCCAATGCACGTTGAAGATGAATTTAAAGTAGATTTAAAATACAAACACGTTGTTGTCGTAAACAGAACTGCATATGTGGCTAATGTTCAAGCTTTTTCTAGAAGAAGGGGTTCTATAAAAGTAGAAAGCGATGCTATGTATAAGTCTGTTGTTAATCAATTTGACTCTTTTGCAACATTTAATAAAATAGAAGCGGCAGTTAATGATGGTGAAGAAATAACTGCGCTAGCGGAGTATGGTGATAAAATATTTCAATATAAAAAAAATACTTTATATTGTATAAATGTAGGTGGTCAGGTTGAGTTTTTAGAGTCTAAGCACGTTCATAAAGGCGTAAATAATCCTGCTGCTGTATGCAGAACAGATTTTGGTATAGCTTGGGTAAATAAACATGGTTGTTATTTGTACGATGGTCAAAATATAAGAAACTTACTTGAAAAACAAGGAATACAGAGAGTATCTCAAGATACTTGGAGTTCTTTTATAGGCACACATTCTCCAATGATTGGTTATTTGCCAAAAAAACGTCAATTAATAATTGTTGATTCTAGTAGTGATTCGGGAGTAGGTGCTTGTTATATATATGATATGATAACATCTAGTTGGGTAAAAGGCCATAATACAACATTTGCAGATGCTGTAAAATCAAACTTTATTAATGACTACAATGAAGACTTAGTTCATGTTACATCATTAACTCCTAAAACCTTTTCTGATGCATCTTCTACAAAATCCAATATTAGTTTAAAAAGTATGGACATCGACTTCGGAAATCCTTCTGTAAGAAAAAAAATATACAAAGTTTATGTATCTTACAAGGGTGATGGTAGCGGAATTACTATTGGATACAGAGTGAATGGAGAAAATGCAGGAACTCTTGGAAATTTTTACAAAATTAATTCTGATGGTTCTTCTTCAAATGCAACAGATTCTACTACTCCATTGCATGGCTCCTCTGTAGGAACATCTGACTGGCTAAAAGCAGAGTTAAAACCTGTTAGCTCTATTAATAATGTTAATAGCTTTCAATTAGTTGTTGGCGGTACGTCTACAGATGCTAATTTTGCTATTAATGATATTTCTATTATTTATAGAATAAAAAGCACAAAGTAATGGCAAGAATTAAGAATGGCATACCAACTGTTAAAGAGGTTAAAGAAGGTGAATCTATATACAGATATATTCAAGGAGTGGGCCTTGTGTTGTATGTAAGATACAATAATCAATTGCATTCAACTAAAATGCAACCTTTGTCTACGCCTGCAATAGCAGATAAAAAACTTAATCAATTAATTAAGGATGAAATTTCTACATCAATACCAACAGATGATTTTATAAAATCCGATGGAAGTGTTACATATAGAGGAAGTCAATCTTTTGGTGGAAATAATATAACTGGAGTTAATGATTTAACAGTTGGAGATGATGTATCAATAGGTGACGATTTAGATGTTGATGGTCATACTACATTAGACCAAGTAACAGTAAATACTACAGATGGAGCATTTGCTGTAAGTGGAGCAAACCCTATTACTTTGACTACGACTGGTTCAAATGATATAGATATAGTAAGCAATCAAAAACTAGATGTAGACATAACATCAGATTACGAATTAAATGTTGGAGGAGATTGTAATTGGGGCATAACTGGAAACACAGACTATCGAAGTACAGGAACATGGACTTTAACATCTGTTGATAATTTAACTATTGAAACAAATGGAGCTAGCACAGCTAAAACAATACTGCTTTTTAATGACAACGACCATGCATCTTCATTTAGAGGAATACATTTAAAAACAGATTCTGGAGGAACTGCCTCTGTTGAAAATAGTATATTTATTGAATGTGATGGAAGAGCTGCTAAAGGAGGTGGAGATGGTGTTGATATTAGAAGTGAAGATGGTATTTTAATAAGAGCAGAAAACCCAAATAGTGGATTAGCAAATAATATTCAAATAAGAGCTACAGAACATATTGATTTAGCAGGTAATAGTTCTAGTATTACTCCAACAGGAGACACTATTAAAAGAACAAAAATACATGGAATATCAGAAATAGTGCAATTGTACAGACCAACGGGTTCTCAAATTACAACAAATTTAGATACAATAACTTCTCCTTTTGGTGGCACTCCTGAAAGTGGGCATACTGAATTTGAAGCAATAAATACAAATCATTTAGTGAGGGCGCAAACATATAAAGCATCGTTTTCAAATATTGGCGTTGGTAGCTCAGAAACAATTGTTTCTGCTTCAAACGATGATAACGGATTAGGAACAGTATGGTTAGTTACAATTGTATGGCATCATGGAGCAGCTAATGATTGTATGCAATCTTATATATGTTTTGGGGTATCAAGTACAGCTCTTACCACTCAATTAGTTACAGAAGAATTAGCAACAAGCGCCGGTGGTTCTTTAGCATGGACAAGCGGTGCTGGAATTGTATTTACAAATAATCATTCTGGTGGAGCATCTAATTTAATAACAACATTAAAAGCTTCTGCATTAAGATTGCAAAGTAAAGATGACTTTTAAAGAGGTATAATATGGCAACAATACAAGATTTAATTAAAGAAAGAACTGTTAGTCAAGATGTTTCTGATGCTAACTTTTTATTAAAAAAGCTTAGAAGAGATATGATGCTAGCACAGCAAGAAGATAAGCAAAGAGCAGAAAATATTAAAAAAGGCGGAAAAACAGGTTTAAATACTATTAAAACAAGACGTGAATTTCTTTTAGCTAAAAGATTTAAACCAGATTTAACATTTGGAGAGTTTTTACTAGACCCTAGAACTGCCGGTCAGTATATGTTAGAAGGTTCTAAAAAAATAGCAAGCGGAGAATCTGCTCCACTAACATTGAGAGAAACATTTGGAATACCCCGAAGAATTGACGATTCTGGTATGGTTAATGTAAGAGAAGGATTCGGAAAAACAACTCCATCGTTCGGAACTAGAAATGCTTATGATTCTTTTGCTTTAGGCGCACCAAATCCAGAAAGAATGCAAAGCGATGCTATGTTAGAAGGATTAAGGTCAGGCGCAAGGCGTTCAGTACCATCAGCCCAACAGGATATACTACCAGATGTCGAGGTTGAATCAATTATTCCTCCACCTATGGGAGACGTTTCTAATCAAGGCTTGCAAAATATGTTGAATAGAGGCAGGGTTCCAATAGTACCGCAAGTTGAATATGCAAGTCCATCTATGGCTAGGGAAATAACAAGACAACAACCTATTCAAATGGCTCAAGTAGATGTTATGTCAAGACCTAAGCCAAATATTGATGCTTTAAGAAGAGTTCAAGAATCTGGTGTAGAAAACTTAGGAATAGAACAAGTAGGAGTAACCGACCCATTACAAGATGCGGCTCAAAAATCTTCTGCTCTAGGAACAGCAGGAAATGTTCTTGGGACTGTGGGTAGCGTAGCTAGCTTAGGTTCAGGGCTTTCTGATATTGCTAGAGGCAGAGGAGATTTGTCTGCGGTTAGTAGGGCGGGAGCTGGAGCTGCTGGGCTTGCTAGCGCAGCAGGTCTTGTAAATCCTCTTTTAGGTGCGGGTCTAGGTTTGTTAAGTTTAATATCAAAAAGGAGAAGATAAATATGGCTACTAAATGGCATCCAAAATCAGGAAAATGGGGAATATTTGGAGAAACATCTGGTTCTAAACAAGCTAGAAAGGCTTCTGCTTCAATAGGTGGGTTTTTAGGGGATTTAGAAAATAGAAGAGAAGACATAACAAGTTTTTATTCAGATTTAAGAGCGTTAGAAGATGATAGAGCTGAAGGTGAAATGTTAAGTTCTTTAGAAGATTTTTTAGATAAGTCTTATAATATAAAAAGCGAATCAGAAGAAGTAGCTGCAAAAACAAATCTTCCAACTGTTATTAATAGAAATGCTATTATGGCTGAAAGAAAAATTGAAAAAGATAGAAATAAATTTTTAACAGACTATCAATATCAAACTGAGTTAAGAAATTTAAATCTAGGAGAACAAGAACAAAAAGAACTCTTTCAATTAGATGATATAATTAGGAATTTACAATTACAAAGACAGGATTACAGCTAGGAGAATATAATGGCATATAGAGACCCAACATTTAATGCAAATATGCTTACTGATTTACTTGATACATATTTAACAAATCAGTCAAAAGAACGAGAACGATACTTTGAAGTTGCCCAAAAACAAGACAAGCCAATGATTCGTCAGGGGGCAGATGGTTATTTATATTATGCCGATAAAAGAAAAGATGATTTTGGTCAAAGAGTTTTTCCAGATGTTGAAAAACCACCAAAAACAGGTAGCCAAGGATTTACTACTGAAGAGTTTTTTTATAAAACTGGAAATACTGAAAATCCAAATGTAAAATATATGTTAATGAGTACCGAAAATAATCCTAATGAAGTGTATGACCCAAATACTGGCACAATGGTAGACTTTGATGGAGGAGTGAGACCTAAATATCCAACTGGTGAATTTAAAGCTAGGTTAGAAAGAAGAACATTAGACCCAAAAACTGGACAAACAATTGACAGCACTTTTAAATACTTTGATACTTTTGAAGAGGAAAAAGAACATAAAAGAAAATTTGGTGATATGTACAATGAACAAATTCCGGGTGGAAAAGTAGGCGAATCTATTTTATTGCAAAAAAGAGGTGGTCAATATTTTACGGCAGATACACAACAGCCAGTAGACCCTGCTATATTTGCAAACTTGACTAAACAAAGACCACGTTCACAGACTGCAAAAGGCCCTAAAAACTTAACAACAGCGTATTATCCTGATGGTGAAACTAGAGAATTTGATGTAAGAACCTTTATAGATAAAGATGGTAATCAAAAAGAAGATTATTTTTGGCTTGATACAGGAAATCCTATTTTAAATACTGAATGGTCTAATTTTGCTTTGCAACGAGATGATAGAAATGAAAAAACAGAGAAAAAAACAAGAAATGCTTTTAAAAATTTAATAAATAAAACTTTAAAACCTGTTTATGCTAAATATGCAGATGATACAAACTTTAAAATGGGTAAAAAATGGCCCGGCTATCAAGATATGCTAGAAAAAGAAAAAACATTAATAGACAATATGTTTCAAGGAAATGTTCCAATATTTACTAGCATAGAAGATTTTAAAATGCAATTTGGAGAAGCATTGCAAGGAAAAACAAATGAACAAATTATTGACGCAGCAGAACAAGCTTTTGCTAGAAGCGTATCATCAGGGACTCTTCCTAAGTTTTATTTACATACAACTGCATTTGGCAGTGAATCTGAGTTTTCAAAAATGATGTCTAACTTTAGAAATGTAAACTTAGGTGAATAAAATTGGCTAGCCCAAATCAATTTTCTATTTCTGATTTATTCCCTGAAGAAAAAGATTCTATTTCTCCAGAAATAGTAGATACAAACACAAGTTTGTCAAATCAATTTTCTATTTCTGATTTATTTCCTGAAGAAGAAAAGGTAGAAGAAATAAAGATTGATGATTTACCTTCTGACGCACCTGCCGATATTCCTCCAGCGTGGATGCAACCAGCTACAACAGACACTCTTGACAATCCTGTTCACCCAACATCTGATGATATAACAGATTCTAATCAGTCATTAGGTGATTCTGATGCAGAGTCCTTGCTTTCTTCAGAAATTGCAAAAAATGTTCAAGATAGAATGAGTTTACCAAAGCAAAGCATGGAACCTATCCCGTATCAAGACGCTGTGACCAATGTTGAAAGACAAGTAAATACTTTGATGGAAACAAATCCTGAAATAGTTATGAATAATCCAATGCTTTCTATGTTTCAAAATTCAAGAGAAATGGCAGAAGCATTAACTTTTGGAAGTCCTGTTTTTACAGCTCCAGCAGTACGAAGAGAATTAGGCATTCAAGTTCCAGAATTTTTTACAGAACCTGTTGCTCCTGAAGATAAGTTTTTAGGAAGAATGTATAATGCTTTGGAGCAATCAGCAACTATGGGATACACTCCAACAAGAGTTTCTGATGCGCCAATAGGGAAAAAAGAGGCTGTTGCTGATGTTGTTGGGAATTTTGTTGGTATGTTAATTCCTTTTAGCCAAGCAATGAAAGTTGGACAAGTAGGAGTTATAGGAACATCTACGCTAGCAAAAAAAATAAAACCTTTATCTAAGTTAATAGAGAATGTTGCAACAAAGTCTCCTAAAGCTCAAAAAATTGCAAAAGGAACATTGGCTAATTTGTATGGTTTTAACATACATACCCAGTTAGGCTCTGATTTAGTTGAATCAAGCATTCTTGAAAGAATAGAAAGAATACCAGAATCTTCGTGGCACGCTGCAATGTTTAGTGGTGCAGGAGCAATGAAAGAATTTGGCAAGCTAGCTAGGATTGCTTCATATCCTACTGTTGGCGCAATAGGATATGGTCTTACTCCAAATCCAGAAGACGACCCTAATTTTGACTCTTTAACTGATGATGAAAAAAATAAAGCTAGAGAAATAGCTCAGGTTCAATCTATTGCAAGTGGCTTAATGCTTATGTCTTTTCATAGAACATCAGCAGGGACAAGGGTTGAAGGCATGAGAGAGTATTTAGATTCTTTTATGCCTAATATATCTAAGTCTTCTAAAAACAAAATGATTTTAAAAAGCCTTGAAACAGCACAAGCAAATCCAGAATTTTTAAAATTATCTTTAAATATGTATGAGGGTTTTAAAGATTTTAAACCAGAACCACTTACAAAAACTGATGCTCCCCCAACTAAGCCAAAGGTCGGCAAGTCTCATCAAATGGAATTGTTTGAAAATATAAAAGAATTAAAAGAAGAAATGGCTTTAGACAAAGTTGAGTCAAGTAAAAAAGAACCTACTCCAGAAATAGAACCTATAGAACAGCCGAAACAAACAGAACAAAAAACTCAATCTACAGAACTAAATCTTGAAAGAGATGTTCCTTCCACAGAGCCTGTTAAAATAGAAAAACTTCCTAAACAAAAAACAAAAAAAGAAACTCAAAAATTTAACAGAAAACAATCAAAAAGAAAAATTCAAGCTCTTTTAGAAGGGGTTAACGAACCTTCTGCTAGTTATAGATATGACAAATCAATTGAAAACTTAAAATCAGACAAGACTTCTTATAGGTACGATGCTCTTGTTGAGCTAGCAAAAGAAAGAGGAGTTTATGATTCTAAAAATAACAACAGAAATGATATTGTTAATTCTTTGCTTGACTCTTTTAAAAATCCAGATATTCAATCTCAAAAACCACCAAAGGTTGTTGATGGCTTAAAAATAGCTTACGACAATCAGGGCAAGATGAAAATGGATATATATAATTATGAAGAAGTATCTAGAGTTGCAAAAAAAGTTGGAGTATATGATAAAAAATTAAGTAGGCTAAAATTAATTGATGCAATAATAAGGGCAGATGCTGAAGGTAAAGTAACAAAAGACCCTCTGCCTGCTAAAAAAGAAGCTGAATACACTCTACTAAAAGAAAATGTTGAAAGCTTAAGGGGTCAAATAAAAAATGACTTGTCAGAAGGTAAGACATCAAAAGACCTTGACGTACAAAGAAAAAGAGCTTCTATAAGACAAGCTAAAGAATTAATTGATGCTTTAGAAAATAAATATGATTTATCTGGGCTAGAAAAAGCAAAATCTGATATTTTTCCGGGTATAAGCTTAGTAGTTGACTACTTACGTGCTAGAAAAAAGTTTAAAGAAGCAAGGGAACCTCTAACAAATGAAGAAATAGAAGCTTTATATGGTTTTTATACTGGTAAAAATATAACAGACGAACAACTTGCGCTAGCATACTCTGCTATGCGACAAAAACCAATGACAAAATCTTTGGGCGCAGATGGATTAACTAATGTTATTAGAGAAGTAAGAAAAGTATTTAACCCTTTAGCTGATATTCCAAAAGAGCAAAGAGACGCATATCTTGGATTTAGATACAAGTTTTTAGGACAACAGTATAATCTTACAAAAAGATTAGAGGAGTTGGTTTCTGGTTATAAAAACTATACAGAAAGAGACAGAATATTAAGCTATTTAGTTCTTACTGGAGAAGCAGATATTGCATCAATTAAAGACCCTAAGTTGAAAAAAATTACCAAAAAAACAAGAAGATTGTTTGATACTGCTGGAAAAGGCTTAGTTAAAAGAGGTTTATTGTCTGAAGAGGCATATAATGATTTAAAAGGTCAGTATATAACTAGAATATATTTAAGGTATATGCTTGACAAAGGGCCACAGTTAGGTGGTAGAAGTAAAATGTCTGGAGTTTATAATAATGTAAGAAAAGAAATGACTCCTGAAATGAGAGCTAAGCTAGGCGAAATAAGAACTCCAGAGCTACCAATTACAGTTGGGTTAACTAGGGAGTTTGGAGATATAGCAAAATATGATTTTTTTAAATTATTAGCAGAAGATGGTAGATTTACATTTCAGCCATCAAGAGCTGAAGTAGATGGAAAGATGCTTAGTATTGGTCAAATGCAACACGAACTTACTGTTTATAGACAAATGTTGCCAAAAGCAGAAGAATCTCAAAAAGCTTTTATTTCAGAATATATAAATAAACTTGAAATGAAATTACAAGAAGTCTCTGAAACAATGGGTCAAACTCCAGAAAACTTTAAACAAATGCCAATACATGAAGGATATGGGCCTTTATCTGGAACTTTTGTAAACAAAGCAATACACGATGATATTGTGTCTATGTTTCAAATTACAGAAGGTTCTGAGTATAGAACCTTAGGAGAAAAACTTATTTCTGCGGAAAAAAAAGTAACTGCATTGTGGAAAACTGGTAAAGTTGCATTTAATCCTCCAACTGTAATGAGGAACATACTATCTAATCCTTGGCAACTGTCAATTTCTGGTATGGGATATGGAGAAATAATTACAACAATGGGTAGCGCCGCAAAAAAAATGGCAACAAATCATCCAGATTTTATTAATGCTGGTAAAAATGGTGTTTTTGGAGGAACTTGGTCTCAAGCAGAAATACAATCAATATTAAAAACAATGCGTCAAGTTGAAAAAGAATTTCAAACAACTAATAATATTAATTTATCAATACAAAAAATATTTAGTGAAACTGCTGGATTTTATTCAAGGATAGATGAGTTTTATAAATTTGTAAAATATCTAGACGGAAAAAACAAAGGTTTGTCAGACTCTGAAGCAGCAATACAATCTCAAAAATGGGTAATGGATTATTCATTGGTTAGTCCGGTTGTAAGAAGTTTAAGAGAACATTTTTTTGGTGTTCCATTTATAACTTATCAAGCAAAAATATTACCACTTGTTACAGAGGCGGCTTATAAAAGACCTTGGACTTTATTAATGCCATACCTACTGACAGAGCTAGGTACAAATTATTCTTTAAATAAATTAGACATAGACGAAGAAGGTTTCGGAGAGCTACAAGTTGCAATGGGCAATAAAATGGCTAGCTCAAAAGCCTTACTTGTTTTACCTTTTAAAGACTCAAAAGGAAGAGTTCAAGTTACTAACCTAGAATATGGATTGCCTTGGGAATTTTGGATTGAGTTTGGAGAAAATGCAATTAATGGAGACATAGCTCAATTAAGAAATAATATGGGTGTAACACCTATATTTACAGCTTTATCAGCAGTACACACAGGTACTATACCTACTCAAGATGGTGGCTATATTGAATTGTATAACTCTCAATCAACTAGCGGAGAAAAAGCAAAAGCATTATTTACCTTTTTATGGGATATGTCATTACCTAGCACATTTGGCCCAAGAGGTGCAATTGCAAATATACTATCAGACGAAACTGAACTGGGCAAGCCAGAAACTACTATAGGTCAAGATATATCAAGATTTCTTCCATATACATTTAAACCGATTACTGATGAGGGTTATGAACGAGCTGTAAAAATTTCTAATGCTAAGCTGTCTGCCTTGGGAAAAGAGTATGCAATTAAAGAAAATAGATTAAGAAAAAAGTCAAAAGTAACAGGTGAAATCTTTATAGAAACAGAAGAATATAAAGATTTAATGTTAGAAAAACAGATTAAGATTATGGATATTCGTAAAAAACATATGGGGCCATTAGTAATTGGAAGACATAAAGATGGTAGTATTAAAACTGTTGAATCTGTTATGGACTCAACTCAAGAAGCACTTATTGAAATGTTTAAAGAAATTAATATAGAAGAATAATGTACTTTATTATTATATTCTAGCACAATTTATTATTGATGCGCCCATGTCAACTATTCTTGGGCGGTAAGGCGCACAAAACTACAAGGAGAATATTATGGGTAATTATTTACCATCAAAATCACACAAGAAAAGTGTGGTTGAATCCCTAAATGCCGATGTATCAGCTAGTTGGAGCGTTTCTAGCGCACTTGACATATCAAGCGCAGCTCATGCATCTAAAACGCTAGATGCTAGCACAAACTCAATCCTGATTTATTCTGATTCAGATGTTTATATAAGATTTGACCAGCTAACAAGCGATACAGTATCTACTGCTAACGATGTAATTATACCAGCTCAGACACTTATGAGCATTCGTGTCCCGAATGGTTTAAAAGCTAGCGCAGATACAGCAATTACAGTTCACTTTAAACAAGTAACTTCAGTTGGAACTAAATCCCTAAGATTAGTAGAGGTGTAAAATGTTTCGTTCGATAACTAATAATACAGCAAAAAATTTAAGCGCTGGAGGTACGATTTCTGGTGATGTAACTATATCTGGAGACTTAACTGTTCAAGGTGGCGGTTCTCTTGCATACGATGAAGTATTAACTGGTAGTATGTCAATTACTAGAGCAGATGCTGTTACAAACCCAGCGACAGATACTAATGCTGGTTTATTAATTGAGAATACAAACGCATCTGGAAGTGCCATATTGAGAATGAGAGGTGGAGATGGTGCGGCAAGGATTATGTATGGAGAAAACAACTCCACAGATAAACTTTATATTTCTGCAAGAAATCAAGCGGATGCTTATGTTGTTGTTGACCAGATAGGTCGGTTGGGAATAGGTGCTGAAAGTCCAACACAAATGCTACACATTGCAAGTTCAACAGATGCTTTTATACAATTAGAAAGAGTTGATACAACTGTAGCTGATAATGATGCAATAGGTGCTATACTATTTAGAGGTGGTGAATCTTCTATAGCCGACATAGGAAGAATAAGATTACACGCTGATGCAGATTTTACAGATTCATCTTCGCCTACTAAAATGGTTTTTGAAACTACTCCAAGTGGTGCTACTGCTGATGCTGTTGCACTTACATTAGACTCAAGCCAAAACGCTACTTTTG